CTGCGTGCAGGTAGCCAAACGTGAAGCTTGAGGTGGTGTTCGGACCGGCAGGGACAGAGACGACAAGCTCCTTGCCTACAACGGTGTAATCCAGCGTGACCGAGCTACGGCCTTGGATGCGGGTAGCACTGGCGGTCGGGGTGATCGTGACGATGCCCGAGCCCTCGGTGTCCGATCCGCCCAGCGTTGAAGCGGTCCACGTCGGCAGGCGAGTGGTCGAATCCCACTTGGCCGTGTCCTTGCTCGCCCCACTGAAGAGGTCTTCGAGCTGGAAGCTTCCGCCCCCACCGCCCGCGGCGATGCTCTGGGCGGCCATGACTGCGATGACCGATGCTGGCATTTAGGTCAACCCGGTTCCGTTGATCACCCAGCCCGTGGAGCTGACCTTGATCGCGGTCGCAATCCCGTTCGCCGCCAGGGTTCGTGAGCCAGTCGTCCCAGCCCCAGCCAGGGTCAGCGTGTCACTCGTGATCGCAATCGTCACGGTGTTGATCTGGTTGATGAACGTGAGCGTTGTCCCGATGGGATAGGGAACGTTCGCGTTCGAATCGATCGTGAAGGTGCGTGCGTTGTTGTCCGCTGTCGGGTGCAGGATCTGCTTGCCTCGATCCGCCCACACAGTGGTGTAGGCCGTGCTCTGGCTGTTCTGCTGCAGCCCGGTATCGCTTGCACCGCCACGCCAGACGTTCGCTGCGGTGCGCGAGAAGCTGAACTCTTGGCCAGGCGGGACAGAGAGCGTCATGCCAGGAGAAGCGGTGACAGTCGTCGTGGTGCCCGTTGCGTCTGCAGCGATGGTCACTACACCTGTACTGGTGTTGACGCCATAGATTGCGTCGCCAGAACCCCAGGAACCGGCCGTGTCATCGAGGATCGTGAGCGTCACGCCACCCGTGTCAGCGATGATCAGTCGGTTACCGTGGGTGGCGCGGTCGAGGTTGGTGTTGGAGCTGAGCGTGACCGTTGCATTGGCGTATGCAACCGTGCCTCCTGTTCCGAAGGCCACCGAACTAGCGTCCGTTCCAGTGAAGGTCAGCGTGTTACTGACGCTCAGGGTTTTGCCGTTGGTGATGGTGATCGTGCCGGTCGACGTGGTGAGCGTCAGGCCGTTGATCGTCGTGACGGTCGGGGTGCCGAGTGCGCCGTTGACTGTCGCAAGGGTGCCAGAGGTCGGGAAGGTGACGCTCGTCGTGCCGCTGGTCGTGATGGTCAGCGAGTGAGCGCCAGAGCGCACGAAAGCGCCCGTGAGGGTGATGGTCTGGCCCTGGATGCTGGTGAGGTTGGCTAGCGTGTCAATCGCTGCCTCAATCGTTGCCTCGGTCGTCGCGTCGAGGGCATCGATGTTCTGCAGGGTCATCGTCCCTGCGTTGTCATCCAGGATCGTGACCGCACCGAACGCCAGGTTGCCTGACGCCGCAATCGCGAGGGTGTCGGTCGAGGTGTCAAAGGTCAGCGCCGCATCACCTTCAAGCGTGCCGTCACCGGTCCAGATACCGACCTGGTTGTTTGCCGGAGTGCCGACCTTGGCCACATCCCCGCTACCAGCCACGGTAGACCACTCGACATCGCCGTCGTTGTCCGATGCCTTGGTCAGCGCTTGGCCAGTCGTACCCCCAACAGGAACGCTTGAACCAGTGCCAGTGAATGGGCCGACGAAGCCGTTGCCGTTGTCAAAGTCCTCGGAAGTTCCAACGGTGTAGTCCACCGAGCCAACAACAGCGCCCACGCGGACGATGCCCGTCTCGAACGGGCCGTATACCTTCCGCCCCTTGTGGTTCTCGGCGAGGATCGCTCTGTATGAGGACCCGGCCACGCCGGAGACTGCCTCCATCACTGCTTTGGAGGAAAGGGCGTTGTCGAGAAGAACGCTTTGTCCGCTGGTGAGCGTCAGATCCGCGTTACTGCCCTGGGAAATGGTCGTTGCCATGCGTTCACCTGTTCGTGGAAGCCATGTCCTGACGCAGGGCATGGAGAATCTGGGTGAGGCCTGACAGAACTTGCGAGATTTCCTGCCCGGAACCGTCGATCTTGCTAATCACCTCCGAGTTGTCTTTGGTCTGCTTCTCCAGAGACATCGCGTGCTTGGCCGTTTCCAGGTGGGACTGATGCTCCCTGCCCTCGCGGTCCATGACGATCTTGGTTGCGTCGTCCAGCTGCTTCAAAGCAAGCTGCAGCTGTCGGTCTTTTTCCTTCTCAGAAGCTTCGAAAGCACGCTGCTTGTCGGCCTCCATCGCTGCCGTTTGGGCCTCGAACTGCTTCTTCTGAGCTTCGCTCTGCTGCTTGAACTGCTCCTTCTCCATCTCGGCCTGAGCTTTGACTTGCTCGGGGCTCGGGCCTTGTTGTTGAGGAGGAGACTTGCTCGGATCGGTCCAGAACTCCTCGGCGTTCTTGAAGCCGGCGTTCTGGGTGAGCTTGACCAGCGCGTTGTAGACGTTCTGCGGAGTAGCCACACCGATCATCAAAGCCTGCTGCTGAGCCATAAGGATCATCTGCAGGTGCTGCAGCATCTGATCCTTGTTCCCCGTCCCCAGACCAACGGAAACGCTCACGTCCTTGCGTGACTTCCAGTTCCGGGGGTTCACGGCAACCCACTGGTTGCGCAGCTTGATGACTTCTTCTTTGCGCCCGTGCTTGATCGCCATCGCGTGGACGATCAACATCAGGCACTTGACCCCAGTCTCCGCAAAGATCCGGGCGATCAGCTCGATCCGCTGCTGAGCGGCGGTCATGATCTGAGTGATGCCAGTGGCCGTCTTGTTCAGACTGTTGGCATCAAGACCCTGGTTGTACTTCGTGACCCCGGTGCGGTTCTCCCGAACCCCGTCGATCATCTCCACGGCCTGGAGGATGGACATCCCGTCCTGCGGGTGCACCAGCGGTTGGATCGCCCCCGCCCCCAGTCCCGGCGCACGCACGATTCCACCCGGACGGGCCACCAACATGTCGTCGAGGTTGACGATGTTGGTGTCAATCGCGTACCGACCGTTGTTGGTCAGGTACATGTTGTCCAGATACCCGCGCATCAGGGTCGTGCGGATGCGCTGGAGGTCGCTCACGATGTCGTCAATCGACAGCCCGTAATGCTCATGGGGTTGGCGGATCGGAGTCAGACACGCCACAGGCAGGCAGTCGTCTTCCTCGTTCTCAAGGATCGTTGTGCCCACGATGACGATTCGACGGAGTTCAGCGATCCCATCGCCGTCCTCGTCGTAGAGCATCCAGACATAACGAGTCTTGACCCGACGCGTTGCTGCATCGGCCTCGATGTCCTCTACCGACTCATCATCACCGGTCTCGTTTCGACGGTCCTGCACCCACTCGTCGTCCGAGTACTGGGCGGTGTCGTTGATGTTGTCATCCACGTCGTACCCGCACTGACGCAGGTAGGAGATCGTGGGGTAGTCGATCACCTCGACGAACGGACAGCCTTCAAGCTCAACCTTGGGCCAGTCACCCGCAACAAGCACTCGCTCTGGGGCGATGTTGTGCAGCTTGACGCAGCCGTATTCGTTGATCTTCTTGACCACGACATCGTGGTACATCGGCACTTCGGGAGGTTGGGTGCCGGGGCTTGCTTCGAGCGGCATGGAGTACGCCGCCTGCGCAATGGGGTCTGGGTACTGAGAGTGTTCCAGGACCTCCACATCGTCTTGGAGGAGCATGGCGAGTTCGTCATCGCTCAGCCGCTCATACCGCTCCTTGTTCGCCACCCTCTCGGTGACGTGCTGCACCATCACATAGCCGTTCTTCTGCAGGAGAGCGTCGTGGAACCAGTCGTGGAAGACCAGGAACCCGTTGTTCTTCTGCATCACCAAGTAATTGGTGTAGTCGGTCTCCTGCTCGGCCTGCTTCTCGTCCTCCGGGCCCAGGGCTTCGAACTTCACCACCTCATCGCCCGAGCAGAACACCTTCATCAGGCTGGGCTTGATCCACTCGATGGTGTCGGCGACATCGCGCATCACGACACTGGATCTGCCCTCCTGCTCGTCGCCGTAAGGACGGCCGAGGTAATGATCAATGGCCTCGGAGCGCTCCTCTGTCAGGTCGCCACGCGCGACAGCAAGGCTCTCCTGCTTCTCAATGGCGGCGACAAGGTTCTTCATTGCTGAACCTTGCGAGGCCGACCAGGCCCACGCTTGACGGGTTGGAGCGTGTCTACGCTCAGCTCAGTGGCGGGAGGTTCTTTGTTGGCCTCAAGGGCGAGGACTCGATCTGCGAGGGCGTCGTTTGCCTGCTTGAGGGCGTCGACTTGGGCAGAGAGATGCTTGAGGCGATTCCAGTAATCCAGGCTCATAGTATCGAGATATGGGTTATCTCGTCCTACAAGCCCTTCCGGGGATATTGCTGGCACGGCGCTTCACAGCGCGGGGAGATACTAGCAGATATTGGGCAGTTTTGGGTACTTGATGGGCTTCATTTCCTGCGGAGGTTTGTGCACCACGCACATCAAACCAAAGGCATCTGCCCCGTGGCTGGCCCAGTCGTGCTCTGGTCCCAAACCTATCCCCCGCTCATCGTCCTTCTTCTCGTGATACCAGCCCAAAGCGTCCAGGCCAGGCTGGCACGTTTCCTGGTGGAAGCGCATGGAGGGGAACAGCCGTCTTGCGGCCTCGACCCGCATCTTCGCCGCGCCCTTGCCTTGGTTTGGCACCACTGTGACGTGGTACTGGGCGTCCCGGAAGGCCTTGGCGTAGCTGGTGTCATGCACCTTGTCCTGGGCGCCCCCGTCATGTGGGAGCCAGATCTGGGCCTTCTTGGGTGAATAGCCCCTCTCTCTCAGCCAGGCGAAGTGGGCCTCTGCTGGCTGCCCCACGGCCTCGTAGTAGTCGAGCACCCGGATCTCCAGCCCGATGAACTGGGCCACCCACATGGTGAAGGCGTCGGCCTTTGCCCCTGTCCCGCCGATGTCGCAGAAGACACGCAGGGTCATCAGAGGGTCTGGGGGCACGAACCCGATGCGCCCCTGCGCCCTAGCGTCAGTCAGGTGGGTGGCGTAGTAGGCCCCACTGACCACGGACACGTAGCCGCCCTCCCAGATATGGTCGTACTGGTCAGGCTGAATGCGCAGGCAGTCCAGTCGCTCCTGCTCTAGTTCATCGGTGAACCATGGGTTGTCTCTCCAGTTGGCGCGGACCACTACAGCGCCTGTCGGTATCTGATCACCACGGAAAAGCCGGTCTACGGCATCGGTCTTCCGGCGCGGATTCCATGACCACCACATTTGCGAACCCTTGGCGCGCATCGTTGGGCGCAAGAGGTTGACACTGGTGCTTGTGGCGCTGTGGGCCTCTTCCCACCATGCCCGCTTGAAGCCCTCCAGGGACTTGATGGAGTCGGCCGTGTAGTCGTTCATCCCCTTGAAGATGATGAGGCCGTCTCCCGGCGTAGAAATCTGGTCGCGATAGACCTTGAACCCATCCGCCTCGTTCAGCCCGAATGCGTTGAGCTTTGCTTCGATCAGGGCCTTCGAGGATTGCGCCAAATCCTTCTGGACCTCTCGGATGCAGATGGACCTTAGCCCTTCACCGGCCGACTCGCCGGGAGCTGAAAGGCTGTCATCGATGATCATCTCAGCTAAGAAGTGGCTTTTGCCGCTACCACGCCCACCGTGAATCGCCTTGTCCCGCGCCGGCTCAAGGAGCGGGGCGAACACGCGAGCCGTCTTAATGTCAAGAACGCTCACGCCTTGGGGTCAACGATGGTTCGCCGGACCTCTTGCCACCGGACTGGCCCACCGCCCTCGCCGCTCACCTGGAGGGGCAGGAGCTTGGGGTAGATGCTTGACCAGAAAGCCCGCTCGTTGAGGGGATCTTCCTGTGCCCACTGGATCAGGCGCTCAGTACCACCCAATCCCTCGGCAGCCAGCGCAATAGCCTCCTTGGCGGCGACGGTGGTCTTGTTCAACCTCCCCTTGGGTCTGCCTGGCCCCGGTTTCTGACCCTTTTGAAATTCCGTCGCGCCTGGCATGTTAGCTATCGCTCACAACAGTTTCGGGTTGGGGTTCTTTAGGGCGAGGTTGGGCCTTATCTGGCTCCAGTTCCTCTAGTTTAATCCCATAGGCTTCGATTAACCAGAGTATCTCTGCGATATTGGTTTCTCGGTCGGAGCAAGTAACATATGGTTTGTTCACTGCTTCTCCTTTGCCTCGTCGATTGCTTTGGCCCAGCTGTAGGTGGCCACTCTTCCCTGTCGGTATGTGTCTGGGTCAGGCCATAGCTTCCTCATGATTTCTTGCAGAGCCCCTGG